GGCTTTGTTCCTATTGGTGTTGCAGTAACTCCCAATACTTTTGTATCTATTTCTTGAAAATAAGGTAATTTATTAAAATTAGCAATGTGAGCTTCATCAATAATTACCAATCCAAACTTAGGCATTTTATTTGTTCGCCTTTTAACTGTTTCAACCATACCAACATAATAATCGTAATTATGTGGAATTTCTTTTACACCATCAGCAATTAAAAAACATTTTTCGCCAAGTGCATTTTTAGCCTGTGTTAATAATTCGTTTCTATGTACTACTATTAGTACTTTTTTTACTTCAGTTATAAAAAACCTTTTAGCTATTTCAGTAAAAGTAAAAGTTTTTCCTGCTCCAGTAGGCATTTGCAATAAAATATTTTTTTCATCACTTTGCTCAAAAGCTTCTATTGTATCTATTTGATATTTTCTAAGCATATTTTAAAAAGGTAAAATTGTGAACCATCTTGAACCATTACTATTACCTTCAATGTAATCTAACTTTAAGTAATCAGCATATTTTTTAATCCATTTAATAAATGTTCTTGATGTAACAAACTTTCTTGAATCGGGATATTCCTCTAAAAATATATTTAAAATATCCTTTTTTATTATTCTTTCACCAATCTTTATTACTGAATCAGTAACAGTAAATTCATAAAATTCTTGACTTGTTTCATTTATAAATTTCCTTAGCTCCAAATTATTTGTTTTTGATTTTACTAATCCATTTTGTAAATAAAACTGCAAACAATTAATCATAAATTTATCAAATCTATTCCATTCTTTTTTATCCCATTCATCATAAAGTAAATTTCCAAATTCATCCTGTGGCGTATGGTGAACACCAAAATAATCACTCATTTCTATTTCAAATATCCTTCTTTGATATGATCCACCATCAGCTTTAATTGTGTAATTTGTGCTAATAATTATTTTAGGGCTGTCTTGTACTGGTATCTTAACAGCATCTTTGCCTTTATACTCAATTGTAATTCCTTCAGTAATAACTGAAAATAAACGCTCAAAATCAAAAGTCTTTTTAACATCATCAAAAGCTAAAATTTGAGTATCAGTATTAACTGTTTGAAAAGCAAATGATTTATTAAAATCAAATGTTTTACCATCAATAACTGATAGTTTTTTCATATGTCCAATGGAATTTATTATAATTCCTTTACCACTTCCGCCATTAGGATTATCTGATATAGTTTCATCATTTAATATAATTGCCTTATTGTTTGCACTTGTTTTGTAGCTGTGCAATAAATAGCCAATTACTGATTTCATTGTATTGTATTTATCCCTATTCTGACCACTTGCAAACCAAATAAAGCTTCTAAATTGGCTTTCGTGGTGATCAACATCTTCGTAATCTCTATCAATAATTTGTGATTTCCAAACTAAAGCTTCCATATTATTATAATCAATTTCCTCAATTGAACTATCAGTAATTTTTAAAGCTAAATTATTATAATACAGCATTGCATACTTATCTGTATCCTTGTCAACATCAATATTAGCAGTTGCTATCATTGATAAGTACTTTTGTGTAAACATTGAAATATTATCAGCAGAAGCATCAAACGCATCAATACTATTATTTTCAATTAATTGTTCTAGTACTTCATCTTTAACTTGGTATTCAGTAACTATATCAATAAAATTGTTTTCTTTTTTTATAAATAAGAATGTTTTTGTTTTAGCAGTTGGGTAATATTTTAAATAATTTAAACTTTCCAAATATAATTTAAACCTATATGCTGATATTTGTATTTTACCCTTTTCATCTCTATCCCAAAACTCCGCAGTATTAATATTTTCTTTTAAGAATTGTATTTGGCTTATTATTTTATCCGAATCATATTCTTTAAACTTTTCAATTATTTCCTTTTCTTTTTTACCTGTAAATACTAAATCCTTTAATATTTTTGATTTTGTTTTGTCTTCAAATTGCTTTGTCCCAAATTTAGCAGTATTCTTATAGGCTGAATTAATTATAGCATTTATTTCATTTTCAGTAAAATCAACTTCAGCGTAACCCTGTAAACATTGCCAGCATATTGATTTATTTACTCCAAAATCATTAAAAGCAATGGCTAACTTAAATAAACTACTATTCCTGTTACTACTATCAAATTTCTTTTTAAACCATTCAATTAATCTATTAGCTATTTCATTACCATCAATAATTGGAATATTTGTAATCGCTCCTAAACTCTTTACTTCTGCAGGCTCAATTTCATAATTAGGAATAAACTTTTCAGATTCATAATTTAAATAAATATCGGGATCGTAACTTTCAAAACATAACCTGGTAATATCTGAACCGCTTGGATCTACATTTTTAAAAATATTTTGTAACTGTTTAAATATATGTTTATATTCATTATCGTTACTAATTACAGGTATTTTAATTAATGCTTTTAAACCATTACCACTTGGACTTATCCAGGCAGCAAATACATAATCATTAGCTTTTAATAATTCTTTTTCTAATACTACATTTTCAAGCTTATCAAAATCTAATATAGCAAATCCTGAACCTTGTTTTAAATTATCCTTATTCCTTAATGTAAATTGGCCACAAAAAGTTACTGCAGGTAAATTGTTTTTTATTTCTTTCTTTTTTTCGGGATCAACTTCCAGTCTAAGTTGGCTTATTAACTTTTCGTGTTTACCATCCTTAATACGTTGTAAATAATATTCAAGTTCTTTTGGAGCTGGCTCAGGAACTCTAGACTTTAAATTTTTAAAATAACTTATTTTTGACATAATTTGATTAAAAACAAAAGCCCCAAAACGTAGAGAGAATTGGGGCTAATTGTTTTATGAAAACAACACTTTAAAAGAATGTGTTACAAATCTCTACTTCATAACACATTTTATGTACTTTGCAATAGTAATTATTTATTTTAAATAAAACAAATAAAAACTGAAAAAACGCAATAGTACGCAAAATAAAAGTTTGCGCACTGTTCTTAACACTTATCAGAGTAAGGCTAACAAGATTCCGCAACGCAAAAACGCAAAATCTCTAAAAAACTTTTTTTCGCAAAAATAAAAAATAAAAAAACTGCGCTTTTTATATAAATATGTATTTTTTTTTATTTTATTATTTATATACATAAGTAATAGTAAACGTACTTTTTTTGCGTTTTTCGGTTGTTTTTATTTGTTAACCCTTGATAGAGTAAGGCTAAGATAATAGTACGCAAAGTTTTTGTTTCGTACTTTGCGCACTATTTTTACCTAATTAATTTCAAAACAATTTAAATTGGTATAATATTTACCATTAAACTCCCTTGATTCAGCATCAAAACTAAATGTTTTTACTTCGCCACCTTGCAAATGTTGAATTTGGTCAATTGCTTTACGTACTAATTGTAATTGTACTGTTTTAGGGTACTGGCCTTCAGTTTCAATTAATATTGGTTGTAACTTAAACTTATCACTAATCTGTTTTACTTCTCCGATTTGAAGGATCTTACCTTTGATTTCCATTATTCGTATATTGATTTTAAAAATTTTCTTGCTTCGTTTATTCTTGTTTTAATAAATTCATATTTTGCTGAATCCCTGCTAAATTGTTTTGCGTGCAATCTTTCGCCTGCAGGAATTTCAATAAAACTTTTTATAGCTTTATCGGTTTTTACATCTCCACCTAATCCTTGTGTTTCAATAATCCTATCAAATGTAGCTTTAGTATAAACCATATTTGCTATAATTTGTACTTCTTCCCATTCCTCAATTTCACCTGCATAATTTATTTCTTTAAATATGTTTAGATCAGGTGCATCCTCTAAAACATAAACCAATTGAAATGTTGGTCTATCGTATAGCTCCATATAGCACTGGCCTTGCCAATCATATAATTTATTGTCACTCATTTTGCTTTCGTGAAAAGTAAATAAATCCCAACTGTTTTTGATGTCTATTATACTTTCACCAGTATCAATGTCACATTCACCAGTAATAAAATCATTGTAAACACGTGTATCATTCTTTACATAATCCGTATTAAATAGACCATTATAAGTTTTAATACCTGCATCTTCACAAGCAATACCCTTTTCCAAGTATTTATTTGTAATTTCTTTGTATCTTCCATAACGCTTTTGTAAATACGTTTTAATTGCAAGCTTCTCGCCTGTTGCTCCAAGTCCTGCCTTACCACATAGGCCACCTACTGAGCTGCTTCTAAATATTAAATTATCTATCATATTATCTTATAAATTTTACTCTTACAGCATCCACCATTGATCCAAATGCTGCTACTTTAGTTACGTATAAAACTAATTCTTTACCAACCCACTGCTCTATGTAAGGTGATCCTGCTACTTTGGTAATTATTTTCATATTTTCCTTATTAAGAATCATAGGCTTTTTAGCTCCTTTAAAATGTGCTAACATACAATTCTTTGTTTCAAGCTTCTTGCCATTAAATAATTCAATATTTACGTTTTCTATTTTTTCAATAGTTACTTTCAGTTCTTGTCCTGGTTGAAAGTCATAACTGCCAATGTATTTTGTTTCGGTGCATTTGCGCCAATGCGTCAAATGTTCATTATTCTCCATAATTTATTTTATTTAAGTATTTTGGTTTAATTGTATTTTTTATTAATTCGTAATAATTTTTACTTATTTTGTGTGCAAAAGTGTTACTTTTAATTAAATTATCTTTAGTTGTTAAAATTTGTAAATTTTCTAAGTGATTTATTAGTTTAATATCAGAATATTCAATAAACCAAGACACTGGTACTTTATGATCAATTGATTCTCCCTGCTCAGGATACTTACCCAAACTTTTAAGTAAATCATTTTTACTATATCCAAGCAAATCAAAAGTACTTTCAGTTTTAATTTCTATTGTTCTGCGAACTAATCTTCTAACATTTCTTATAAATCTATAATTTGAATCATTTTTAATTTTATTTTTTTCGTATTCATTTTTTAGTTTATTAATTTTTTCTTTGTTTAAAATATTGTAAACTTTATTATATTTTGACTTTTTATCTTTATCTATTGTGTAATTAATACGTAAAGTTTTTAAATATTCTTTATTTTCTGCATAATATATTTTAGCTTTTTTTAATTTATTTTCTTTAAATTTATCATATAAACTATTATAATATTCATTTGTACATTTTTTGCATCTTGGCTTATATCCATTTTTTGATCTACCTTCTATACCAAATTCATCAAAAGATTTTATTTCTAAACACTTATTACATTTTTTCATATTACAAATATACTAATAAGCATTGGAAAAAACTATTTTTTATTTTCAATTTCCTTCCAATGCTTCGTTTATTTGTTTTTTAGTTTCTGATAATTGGTGGGTATAAATAAATATTTGTTTTTTGTATTTATCAACTCGCAATAATATCTTTTTAGTAAGCATATTTTTCATTAATAATATTATTTCTTCTTCAAGTTCTTGAATTTCAAGTGAAATAATTTTTGCGTTATGTTCTAAATCTGATAATTTCATTAGAATAACTGGTTTAAAACACAATCATATACAAACTCTGAATTGCAGTTTAGTTCTTCTATTTCTGCATCGGTTAGTTCTACTCCATCTATTTCTGCACTTATTATATATGCATCAACAAAATCAGGGTAATCTTTGGTGTCTATTCCACCTAATTCTATGTTACTTATTTTGTCTAATTCCATTGTGTCGGTTGGCTTATAAGATTTAAATTTGCTGTTATTAAGTAAAGTAACCATTGCGCTTGTTTTGCTTTAAGAATATTACGTTCATTTATTGCAATGTTTCTTAACCTGTTTATTTTGTCGTACCTGTTGCGAAGTGTATCTATTCTGCTCATAATTCGTTTTTTAATTTTTCAACTAATTCTTTTTGCAATCTCCATTTGTTTGCTGCTTTACCTAATTCAATGAACTCTTGGTCATCACACTCAGCAGTTTGAGTAATTTCTAAACAATTCTTATAGTATTGCCAGTAGAACGCTAATTTATTTTCTTCTAATTCTAATTTCATTCTTTATAGCCTCCATCGGTATTGTATAGTTCAGTAATTTCTGCAGGTAGATTTTGCCCTAATGCTAATTTTATAGACATTACATAAGGTTTTTTGCATAGTGTTGGTGATTCACTTATTATTTGCTTTAAAATAGTTTGGTATTTAACTCCCATTCTATCGGCTATGTAGCCAATTGATTCTTGGCTTTTCAGTAGCTGCAATACTACTTCTTTTTTTAATCGTTCTTTTTGCATAACTTTAATATGTATGTTTGTTGATTTTTTCTATTTGTATAAATTCCACTACGTTTCATTGCTCCACTAATTGAACCAGTAGTTGTGTTGAGTAATCTTGATGCTTTACTAATGCTTACGTTTGATGCTATAAGTTCTTTTGTTGCACTATATACATCTATCAATGTTGGTGCAAAGTTCATTTCATATCTTTCTAATGGTGTCATACTGATGCTTTCTCCATTATAATTGTTAATACTTGATTGAACTTGGCATCAAATTCTTCTTTAGTTCCTATTTCAGGTGCTAAAGATAATGCTGAAGAAGTATAAGATTCTGATATTTGTTTTTTAGAATGTTCTCCAAAACATACTTGTATTGCTTCTGTTTCGCTTATTATTTTGTAATAATAGCAAATGTTTTTACGATACGCAGGTAACTCTAATTCGTGCGTTTCTTCAATTGTTTTTTTAATTGTTATTTTCATTTTAATTGTGTGTGATTAATAAAAAAACATATAGCATTAAAAAACTTATTGCTACTAAAATTATTCCTAATACTGCTTCTAAAACTTGATTTTTCATATTATTTTGTGTGATAAATTATTTGTTCGGTTTGTAAATAGTTCCTAATTTCGCTAATGCATTCATTGTAATAGTCAATTGCATCGTTATTGGTAATTCTTTGTTTACCATAATAGTTATCGCCATATTCGTTTAAAATAGCATAACCTAATTCTGATTTAAACAAATTAACTGTTCTAATGTGTTCGCTAGTATGCGAATTATAAAATTTTGTTGATGTGATTAGTTCCATTCGCAAAGTTGTTTACAAAGTTTCTTTAATCTGTTTAACTCTTGGGTTTTCACATTATCCCAATTGCTTTTAGTGGCATCAATCAACGGCATATCATCAATTGTTGCAGTCCACATAGAACCTGTTACTGGACTTGTGTAAGTTACATCATAGTGACCATAGCCACTAAATCTGAAACTGAAATCGTTTAAGCTAATTTTCTTTGTCATTGTTTTAGTTGTTATTTTTAATTGTTAATTTTATTATGCTAAACAGTCACCAATGGTATAATCTGCTCCTATTTTATTTGCTTCTTTTTCAAAACTATTTCTTATAGTTGACCATTTTGAAGTATTAAATTTATTTGAATTATATCCTTTTCCTCCATAAATATAAAGTCTTGCTTGATTTATTATCTTTTCTAATTTAATTGAAGTTTTCATAATTTGTATTTGTTATCTCTTTTTGACCCAACAAAGATAAATATATTTATTACAAAACATAATAATTTTTTTATTAATTTTATAAGTGTTTGATAATTAACGTATTTATTTTTAAAAAGGAAATAAAAAAACCCAAATAAATGAATATTTAGGCTTCTTTTTAAATTTAATTAATAGTTATGTTTTACTTATTTCATATTGGTGCAAGAAGTTTCCAAGTTTATCTACTAATTTCTCATCAAGCCAACTTTTTGAATCAGCATAAAATAACAAGCAATGCACCAACTCGTGAAAGAAAGTTGCATCAATTATTTCTTGCTTGTAATCAATCCAAACTTTTTTTGATTTAAATTTATTTGCTATTATTATTTTATTTTCAAATGGTATGAACTGACCGTAACACTTATTCTTGTGGCAGTATTCGTTATCAATGATTACTTCAATGGTCTGACCTAAAATTTGAAAGCTACTTATCATAGTTCCATTAGTTCATTTATCGCTGTTGTTCCGTTTATAACCACACCACATCCAATCGCAGGTTTCTTTCCATACTTTGCATAACTAAAAGCAATGTGCTTATGATTGATGCCACAACCTACTTGCATTCCAAATATCTTAAAGTTAGCACCAACAAACCATTCAGTGTAAGCTTGTGTGTGCAAATGTCCTTGTACAGTTGACATCATATCAGATTTACATTTAACCTTTGCTGTGCCACCTTCTCCGTGTAAATACTGAACATTATCAATAACGTGCCTATCAACGAAATTCCAAGTAGGAACTTCTAAAACATCTTTGTAATCTTTAATCCATTTACTACTTATGCCACCAGTTTGTGCCTTTCGCATAATTAACCTATCGTGGTTACCAATAATTACCGTAGCATTTGGAAAGTAATCGTGCCACTTTTTAAGTTTACTAATAGCAAACTCTAATTCATCACCACCACCAATTGAATCAGGTATTGTTTCGTGGTAACTTGCAAAATGATTGTCTACTATATCGCCTATAAATACTACCTCATTGCATCCATAAATAGCATATACATCTTTGCAGAACTCAAAATAACCATCTAAACAAAAAGGCTCGTGCAAGTCACCAATGACTAACACTTTATTTTCCTTTCTTTCGGTTTTTAACGACTTGATAAAGTCATATTCTTGCTGTGTTAATCGTGGTCTAATTATATTCATTATTTCATTCCGAATAAGTTCTTGATGTAATCTAAAGTTTCATCAGGTGGTGTTATATCTTTAACCTCAATAAAATTAAGTCTATCATTGATTTGCTTTTTTGCATCCTCAACATTCCTTACACGTACAATCGTGTACATTTTACGACCATTAAATTCGTATGCTATTTTGTACTCTTTCATAATGATGGTTATTTAATACCTTATAGGGTATAATTGGACTTAATGAATGCTATATCATACCTCATTGGGTATAATCTCTTCAGATAGCTCTAAAATATGGTTATTGATTACTTTTTCAGGATATGTTAAACCCACTAATATAGACCTAAATGCTGTAAACATTTGTTCAATGTCTGAATCGCCACTTAATTCAATTGTGTGCTTA